AGGCAACCCCGCGCTTCCGAGTCCCGTGAGAAAGCCTCACGTCGTAAGCCTTGGACACCTCCGTCCTCATTGGACGCTCCCCCCGCACCCGAGGGTTTTGTACATCGTTGGATCCGTGAATCAGTCATGGGCTTTGACGACAAGAAAAACCTTTCAGCTCGCCTCCGCGAAGGCTTTGAACTAGTTCGCGCCGATGAATATCCGGGCTTCCAAGCCCCCACCATTCAGGATGGTCGCCATGCTGGCGTCATTGGTGTTGGTGGTCTTTTGCTCGCACGGTTCCCGATCGAGACAAAGCAGGAACGTGACGCTTACTACGGTCAGCGTACCCGTGATCAGCTTACAGCGGTTGACCAGAACCTGATGCGAGAACAACATCCGTCCATGCCGATCCACAACGATCGGCAATCTCGTGTAACCTTCGGCGGTAAGCGTGATGGCTAACCCCGAAAACTCTAGGTGAGCAATATGGCAAACATTGATGCCGCTTTCGGGCTTCGCCCGATCAATATGCTCGGCTCTGGGGCCAACACGAACGGTGTCGTTAAGTATGCGATTCAGACTACGGGTACGGCGGGTACCTCGAGCGTCATTTATGAAGGCTCTCCGGTTATCCCCCTCTCTAACGGTCTGATCGACATCGTTGGCAATGCCAACGGCGGCACAGTTCCTCTGCTTGGTGCCTTTGTCGGGTGTCAGTATACCGACCTCAACGGTACTCCCACTTTTGCTAACAAGTGGCCCGGTACCTCTGCGGTCAAGTCCGGCACGGCGGCTTATGCCCTCGTGGCGGCTCATCCGGATCAGCTCTTCGCTATCAACTGCGATGCTGCTGCTGCGGATACGCTTATCCATAACAACGCGAACTTCGCTTCGGCGACTTCGGGTAACGCTACGACTGGTATGAGCTCTGGTGAGCTGGCTGTTTCGACAGCTAACACCACCAACACTCTGAACCTGCGTATCGTTGGCTTTGAGGAACTTCCCTCGAGCTCTGATGCCTCTGCGGCTGGCCGTATCGCGATTGTCCTCCTCAACAACCACTTCTACCGTTACAATGCTAACGGTACGGGTGCGGGTATCTGATAGGAGTATCGGAACATGGCTATTACTCGTTCTCAACTCCTGAAGGAACTGGAACCGGGCCTTAACGCCCTTTTCGGTCTGGAGTACGATCGTTACGACAACGAACACTCTGAAATCTTCGACACCGAGTCTTCTGACCGCGCGTTCGAAGAAGAAGTGATGCTCGCTGGCTTCGGTCAGGCCCCTGTCAAGGATGAAGGCTCTGCCATCTCCTACGACACGGCCAACGAAGTGTACACCGCTCGCTATACGCATGACACCATTGCTCTTGCGTTCGCGATCACCGAGGAAGCCGTCGAGGACAACCTCTACGACCGCCTCAGCTCTCGTTACACCCGCGCTCTGGCCCGTTCTATGGCCAACACAAAGCAGGTGAAGGCTGCGTCCATCCTGAACAACGCCTTCAACTCTTCGTATGCGGGCGGCGACGGCAAGGAACTGTGCGCTACGGATCACCCCACCCTTGGTGGCGGTCCCTTCCGTAACGAACTGGCCACTGCCGCTGACCTCAACGAGACCTCTCTTGAGCAGGCGCTGATCGACATCGCTGCGTTCATTGACGAACGTGGCCTGAAGATCGCTGTTCAGGGCCGCAAGCTCATCGTTCCGTCGGAGCTCCAGTTCGTTGCCGAGCGTCTGCTCGTCTCGAACCTCCGCGTCGGCACTGCCGACAACGATGTGAACGCCATCAAGTCCATGGGCGCTCTGCCCGAAGGTTATGTGGTCAACCACTACCTGACGGACGCTGATGCGTGGTTCATCAAGACCGACGCCCCGAACGGCCTGAAGCACTTCGTTCGCTCCCCGATCCGCACTTCCATGGAAGGCGACTTCGAAACGGGCAACGTGCGCTACAAGGCTCGCGAGCGCTACAGCTTCGGCTGGTCTGACCCGCGCGCGATCTTCGGCTCTCCGGGCGCTTAATCTAAGCTCCGGTACTGCGTAAACGGGGGTGGGGCTATTGCTCCACCCCTATTTTTTGATTAGAGTACCTATATCGGGAATCATCTAGCCCTGTCAGACCGACCCGACGGACGCTGCACAGACTAACAGGGCGCATCGTGCAGGAGTGACGCACATGGCTTCTACTACATTTTCCGGCCCGATTAAGGCGGGCACTATTCGAGACACTGTTGGCTCGACCATTGGTACCAACGTGGCCAACGTCGGTTACGTTCTTATGTCTCAGTCGGCTTCGATTGATATCATTGGTGCTGACGCGACAACAACGGTCGCTGTAATTCCCGCTAATTCTCAGATCGTTGATGTTATCCTTGACGTTACGACAGTCAGCAACGACTCTGGTACCGCTACGGTCTCTATCGGTAAGACAGGCTCCACATCCGCTTTTCTTGCCGCCACTTCCGTGAAGTCTAC